AGTGGACGTATAGCGGCAGCACGACAGGCGTGCTGGACTATCTCGCGCCAAACGAGATGGGTGATTGGGAAGACGATATCGTGCTCAAGCAGTACCTGACGGTGGTGGTGACGCCTTCCCTGATTGACGACATTGTGGGGCATTATACGTTCGCGCAGAGCACGCTGCCGCCGGTGTTCATCACGGGCAAAACCTACGACATCTACCGGGCGGCGGCTGATCTCTTAGAGATGCGAGCAAGCACGTATGCGCTCAGGTTCAACGCCACGGCAGATGGGCAAACATTGCACCTGGAGGGCGTATCGACGCAACTGCTGAACCTGGCAGCGAAGTACCGCATGAAGCAGCGTGTGACGACGCTCTCGTTCACACGCTCAGACCTGCGCAATCCGGGCGAGGCGAGTGCTGCAAACCTGCTCGGCGCTAAACCCATAGATTATATGGCGTCAGGATGAGGTGAGAAGATATGAGCTTGCTGTCTACCGCTGAACAGGCACAATTGCAGGCCGATTTCGTGGCGGCTGTGTGCGACAAGACGTGCCAGGTCTACCACAAGACGACCACGAGCGGCACATCAGGCGAGCCGGTGGCAACCTATACGCTCAGCGCCACAACGGTGGCAGGCATGACGCAGCCGAGCGCTACCCTGTTGCAGAACTACGCTTTTCTGATTGGCAGCCTGTCAACGTGGCACGTGAGAATGCCTATCGGTATAGTGGTTGCGCCTCAAGATCATCTTGTCATCGAGGGGCAGACGCTGGAAGTGAACGTGCTGCTCACGCCGCAATCGTATGCAGTTTTCACGAACGTATTAGCGAGCGAGGTGAAATGATGGCATTGACCGGGGTTGTTTACAACAGGTTTCCCGAAATAGCCGCGCAGTTCCCGGTGCAGTTGCACAAGGTGGTGGTGCAGACGGTGGAGATCACGAACGAACTCGCCTCCGACAATGCGCCCAAAGACACGACCTTTATGGCTTCAAACATCTATCACGTCACCTCCGATGGCAGCACCTACGGACAAGGCATCGCACCGCCAACCGATGACGTGTACTTGCTGCCTGAGGGCCCGGCTGTGAGCGACCCGTATACAGGCTATACCGCCTGTGCGGCCAACTATAGCGCGCCCGTCAATTATGGGCATCACACCCGTAGCGGCTCGTGGGTGCCAGCGCAACCATTTTGGGAGCCTGCGCTCGATGAAGGCCGAAGTCGATTTGATGCCGCTTTAGCAGTATTCTGGAGCTTTCTGAAATGAGCAATGCCGCCATCCTTGCCTGCTATCGGGAGAGCCCGCTGTGGCTCGATGAGCCGCAGTTGATCAACGGCGAACAGTGGACAGGTATGGGCGGCTTGTATCGCTTAGAGGTGCAGCAGATCGCGGGCGGTATTGAGGCGTACTATGGCTTCCAGTGGCTCAAAAGCGTGCTTGTAGCCGATAGCACGCTGACAGCCCTGGCACCGGGCGGCATCTGGCGCGGCTCAGCACCGCCGGCAGTTCCGGGAACAACGCCAGTAACACCCTACATCATCCTGGGATTTCAATCTGGCATCGATGTGCTCACGATCAACGCCTATCGGCTCATGACGCAACCGCTCTATCAAATCAGGGCATTTGGCCCGGCAGCCATAAGCACCACGATAGCGGCGGCGGCGGCTGAGATTGATTTACTACTTGCTCGCACATCGGGCACGATCTAAATAGATAGGAGGCAGTTATGCCCTTTTCGCCGGAAGTCACCACAGTAAACCAGAAGCTCCAATTCGGGGCTGAGAGCACATCAAACCTTGGCGTGAACGTTGCAGCCAGTAAGCTCATCCTGTGCTATGACCTCCAATGGGGGCCGATGGCCGATGTCAAGATGTACTCGGGCACCGGGCGCAAGTATGACGCAGCGCAAATAGAGAATAGCGAGTGGGTCGAGGGCACGCTTGGCGGCTACCTGGACTATAACGGCATCATCTATCTGCTTGCGAGTACAATGGGCTCTGTCTCGCCTGTCGCGCACGGTGCATCGACCACTGCAAAGGACTGGGTATACATCCCACCGCTGACCGGCACAATCGTTCCACAGACCTACACAATCGAGCAAGGTGATGCCGTGCGCGCGCGTAAATTCAACTATGGCCTCTTCACCGAGTACACCTTCAAGGGGGATCGTCAAGCAGGCATCTCTATCGGCAGCAAATTACTTGCCCAACCGCTAGCAGATGGCATCACCATGACAGGTGGCCCAACCACGGTTGCGCTTGCACCGATGGCTGGCAAACACCTCAACGTGTACCTGGATCCCACATCGGCTGCACTCGGCACCACACAACTGGCAAAGGTGTTCAACCTTGATTATGCCTTTACCGGCATCTACGGCCCGGTCTTCCCGTTCAACCGCGCAAACCTCGGCTTTACGTCGCATGTGGACCTTAATCCAGGCTGCATTATCAAGATGCAGCAGGAAGCCGATGCTGTGGGCATGGCGCAGCTTGCCGCGCTGCAAACTGGCGCGACCCAGTTCTTACGTGTGCAGGCGCAGGGGCTCATTATCGATAATTTGCAGACCGTCACGATTGGTGGTGGCGCCACAGGTGGCACGTTCACGCTCGGGTACAAGGGGCAGACTACAGCAGCCATTACCTATAGCGCTGCATTGACCTCGGCAACCGTCAACACGGCATTCCAATTGCTCACCACGGTCGGCGCGAACTGTACCGTCACAGGCGGCGCAGGCGGGCCTTACACGTTCACCTTCTCGGGTGCGCTGGCCTCGGATATGTCGCCGGTCATTGCGACCAACGTCAGCTTATCGGGTGGCACACCGACCATTGCATCGGTCGCACAGGCGTACAACATCTACCAGCACGATATGGCCGTCAAGGTGAGCAAGCCCAACCCGTTCAGCGACAGCAAGGGCGTGTTCGCAGAGGAATGGGAATTCACCGTGGTTGAGGATGCCACATGGGGCAATGCGCAGAAAGTCACCGTCACGAATTTATTGACCGCACTCTAAAGGAGAAACCACTATGGACATACATGCGCGATTTCGCTTAGATCATGTCACCCGTGGGCAGGGATATTTCAAGGCCCCTGGTGAGCAGGACGCAAAACTAATTGAGTCAGCACAGGTGACACTCAACGCAGTGCAAGGTGAGCCTTTTGGCGCATACACCCCATCGGGCAGACTTGAGATGTTTATCGTCAATCCAACAGCCGCGCAGGTCTTTTTCGATGCGCGTATCGGGCAAGAGTTCGATATCATCTTGAGCCACGTCCAGGAGCATGAATAGGTGATCACAGCACTCTAAAGGAGCCATATGCCAGTTACGTACAGACAGATTGCCGCGAAAACGGCAAAGGTGACGCTTCAAATCAAGGGCGATGAGGACAATGCCGATATCACGATCAACATTGTCTATTATCCCAACAAATTTACGCAAGAGCTTCTAGCGAGAGCCCAGGCAGGAGAGATCACGGATAAGGAGTATTTCCCGACACTCATCAAATCCTGGGATGTCTTAGACGATACCGTGGATCCACCCGTGATGTTCCCGATTGAGCGTATTGAAGAATTCGGCATCCCATTTATGCAGGCACTCGCGCAAGCCATTGGAGAAGATATGCGCCCAAACACCGTAGCGACTCAGATGAATGGGAACAAGTCAATCTGAGTCGCTATATCGCGATGGGGGGCAAGATGGGCGCATGTCCTGAAGACTACAGCCTGGTGAAAGCGGCACAGTGGCTAGGCGTTGCGCCGTGGGAACTGATGGAACAGTCTATCTGGTGGCAAGATCGGGCAATCAAGTTCATGAACGCGGAAGCCGAAGCACAAAAGATCATAGAGCAGCATAGGGGATAGTACACAGTGATTTCAGCGACGGAACTACTCGGCATCGTCACCATACGTGGCGCTGACGAGGGAGCACTCAAACTCGCACGAGTCGGTGAGTCGGCAGACAGCGCAGGCGCAAAACTCGCTGGCCTTGCCGTTGGTGGAACCGTGCTTGCTGCTGCTGGCCTCGTTGCTCTTGGTGCCGCTGCTGTCAAGATGGACGCTGATCTCCAGCAAGGCATCAACCGCCTGAGAACGGGTGGCGGTGATATCCAGGACACGTTCAAATCCTTGCGGTCGGGCATCCAGAGCGTTGCAGTTGCGACGGGCGAACTGACGGGGCCGCTCATCCCGGCGATGTACCTGATTGTGGGCGCCGG